AAGGTAATAACTTCAAACCATGACATGTATGTGTCTGACAGCTTGAAAGGGACTAAGAAGAGCATCAATTATTACGAGAAACAGGTGGATAAAGCACTAGAACTGTTAGATTTACCAAGAGGTGCTGAGAAACCTCGTATTGTTCTTATGGACGCTAAGAAGGACCTAGGAAGACCAAGTGCTTTTGGTTCGTATTCACCAAGTACAAACACGATTTACCTAGATGCAACTACTCCTAATCATAAGGCGATAGTGAAGCGGCTCAAAACAGCAAATGAGTTTTGGAAAAAAGACGGTAAGCCTTGGAAATTCTTTGCAGTAGATGATGATTCTATGAGTCCTATCATCCATGAATTTGGGCATTATCAACAATATCAATACGTAAACAAATATGCGGAGCAAAATGGCGTAAGTTATGCTGAAGCAAAGCGCAAATTTAACGCGAAACTACTTGATATGATTGATAAGAACGATTATAATATTGCTAGAGATATCAGTGGATATGCAGAAGAGTATAAGAAAAAACATCTTACTCAATTAGTACAAACAAATGAGATTCTTTCTGAAGCATATACGCTTTCTATTTTAAAATCACATGCACTAGCGGATATTATAAGAGGACTATTAGAAGGAGGGTACTGGTAATGAGATTTATGACGGAAAGAGAATTAGAATTATATAACAAAATCAGTCCGTGGTATAACGAAAGCTATACCGATACAGAAAAATTCAAACCAGATACACCTAAAGAAATTCTGGAGTTAAATGAAGAATACGAAAGAATCTCCTACGAGAATGACGTGTTCCATTTTGAATATTAAAAATTAAAATAAAAAAAGTTTAAGGATACAACCGAAAAGGTTGTGTCCTTTTTTGTTGCAACAAAACTGACCTGGGCAAGTCAATAAACTACCTACACTCCTGTGGAGTATAAGCACAAAAAAATATATCCGCTGTTGGAATCAGCATAAAATTGGAGGGATAAAAAATGGAATGGATTATTGACATTCTAAAGAAGTATCAAAAGGAAGATGGCACAATTGATTTAGCTACTGCAGAGCAAGAAATTAAGAGTGAATTTCCTAAGCAGGCAGTTCCTAAAACTGTTTTTAACGAGAAGAGTGAGCAATTGAGAACAGCAAATGCGACAATTGACGAACTAAAAAATAACAGCAAAGGCAGTCAAGATAATCAAGACAATCAAGACAATCAAGACAGCCAAGGGAACGAAGAATTACAAACGCAACTAGAAAAATATAAAAACCGTATTGCAGAATTAGAAGCGCAAGAGAAAACGAACGCTATGAACTATCAAGCACGTTCTGCTCTAGAAAAAGCCGGCATATCAGACGTGGAATATGGATTGTATTTACTAGGAACGTTAGAAGCAGACGAACAAGGCAATGTTAAAGACTTAGATAACAAGATTAATGATTTACGTGCATCTAAGCCAGTATTCTTCAAAGAAGAAGCGCAAACTTCTTCGAATGGTTACAAAGTCGAAGATACTAAATTAGACGATAGTAAAGAAGATGTATCTGAATTTGACAAAGCTTTTGCTGAAGCTGCTAAAGCTTTCGGGCTAGAAGAAACAAAACAATAACAATAAGAAAGAGGTAAAAATATATGGCAAACACATTAGAATATTCAAAAATTTTCCAACCTTTACTTGACCAACAAGTGACTCAAGAATCTACAACAGGTTGGATGGAAGCAAACGACAAATTCATTAAATATAACGGTGGAGACGAAGTTAAAATCGCTACACTATTAACAGACGGATTAGCAAACTATGATCGCAGCAATGGATTCACAACTGGTTCTGTTGACTTGAAATGGAATCCATACAAATTAACTCAAGACCGTGGACGTTCATTCACACTTGATTCAATGGATGTTGACCAAACAAACTTTGTGGCTACTGCTTCAACAGTTATGAGCGAATTCCAAAAACAACAAGTAATTCCAGAAATCGATGCTTACCGTTACTCTAAGATTGCATCACTTGCAATTGCTGGTTCACAATCTCGAGAAATCGCACTTACTGCTGAAAATATCGTTGAAGAATTACTAAAAGACTTAACTGCTATCGAAGAAGCAACTGGAGTAACTGACGTAGTAATTACAATGTCTCCAACGACGGCATCATTATTAGCAAGCGCTAAAAACGCTAAAGACCACATGTCTACAACACAATTAGCAAAAGGTAACATGAATGTTCGCGTTGTATCATTTAATGACAATGCTATCGTTCGTGCTCGTCAAGAATTATTACAAACAGCGTTCAAATTCAATGATGGTAAAACATCAGGACAAGAAAAAGGTGGTTTCGTAAAAGATTCTTCAAGCAAGGCAATCAACTGGATTATCAGTGCTAAAGACGCTCCTGTGGCAGTTTCTAAGACTGATAAAGTGCGTGTGTTCGACCCAACAGTCAACCAAGCTGCGGATGCATGGAAAACAGACTATCGCAAATTCCATGATTTATGGATTCCAAAAGCGAAACTTGAGAAAGTGTTCGTAAACGTAAAACCATCATAATAGGAGGTTATTAAATGCGAAAATTCGAAAAGTTAAACGTTATCCGTGAAACGGACAACGAAACGATCATTGAAAAATTGCTTGATGATGGATTTGAAGAAGTGAAAGAAGAAGTAAAAAGCACTAAGAAAGGTAAAGAGGAGTAACGACTCCTCTTTCCTTTTTATTTAAGGAGCGAAGAGTATGATTATTCAATTATCAGAAGCGATGGAAATCGACAAATCTATTTCAAAAGCAGATTTAGATGCTTATGAGACAACGATTCGTAATTTAACGAACAATAATTTCCAAAACAGAAGTATTCGTAATCAGTCGCTATCCTTTCACGAAAATGTTATTGAGATGCGACATCCTCTCAAAGGTGTTCGCGTAGGTGATACCGTAGAAGTCAATGATTCCATCTATAATGATGGGTTATATGTTGTTGATTCCATTTCGGGTAACAAAATTTATGTTCAAGGTTCTGATTTTATTGAGGATTCTAACCATAAAGCGATTGTTACAAAAGTGGAGTACCCGTCAGATATCGCATTTGGATTGAAAAACATCTTGCGCTATCGTGTGAAGATGGGCGATAAGCTCGGTATTAAGTCAGAGACAGTCTCACGCATGAGCACTACTTACTATGACGTGAATGCAACTGACAATATCGATGGATTACCGTCTTCTCTTTACAGTTTCTTGGACAAATATAGACGATTGAGGTGGGCATAATGTTTCAATTCGAGATACAGGAAAAGAGTTATGTTGATGACGGCATCGGCGGCTCACAGGATGAGTGGCATACAGTAATGACCGTAACTGGTTGGATTGATATGCTAACTGGCTCTAACGCTTCAAATACGACGCAAAACGCAATCACGGAGCGTTCTACTCACGTCTTAATCATTCCTACGTTTACTGAAGGCATCAAGGACACAATGCGTGTGGTTGACTCTTCTAAGCGTTGGTACACGATAACATACTGTGATGACCCTGTAGGAGTGCACCACCACAACGAAATTTACGTGACTTTTGAGGGTGTGTTAAATGGGTAGTTTTCGATTTGAGGATTATACAAAACGTACCAAAAGAGAATTGCGTGAAGTTTCGTTTAGAGCCTTAACAAGAGTTGGGAACTTGATTAGTTCACAGTGCCAAGCTTTAGCAGTAGTCGATACTGGAGAGCTAAGAGACAGTATCCAATCAATTGTGAAAGAGTATGGTGGCGATGTACGAGTGTTCGTAGGAACGAACGTTGAGTATTCCGTATTCGTTGAGTTCGGAACAGGGGAATTTGCTGAGAATGGATTAGGTCGAAAAGGTGGATGGTTATATCGAAGTCCAGACGGGAAAGTAGTATTCACGTATGGTAACGAGCCACAGCCTTTTATCCGTCCTGCGTTTAAGAAAAACAAGAAACGTGCACAGGACATTATCGCTCAAACATTTGTAGAAAGTTTTGGTGGTTAGCAATGTTAGACTTTGCAAAATTATTACAATCGGAACTATCCACAATCACTAAAGAATGCTTTCACGAAAAGAATCGAAAAGACAAGGTGGTGTATCCATATCTTACTTACGATTATGATCGTGAAAATATGACTCGTGAGCGAGATGAGATTACGATTGAAATTGATATTTTTGATTTTAACACCTCGTATAAAAGGGTGTTGGAATTAGAAGAACAAATCAAACGGCACTTCAATGGAATGCTGAAATTAACGGAAGAATTATATGTAAACTTTCGTTTTGTGGGCTCGAACAAAGTGAACACAGGCTCAGATACCGTGAAGCGTCGAAATATTAGATTAAACGTTCAAACAGAATGGAGGAAATAAGAAATGGCAAAAACAGAAGTAAAACGTACAGGATATACAGTCGATACGCCTAAGAATTACCTGGTTGACGCTGGGGCAATTTATAAGAATATCGAATGGGATGCTGCAGGAAAGAAATGGAAAGGTGAACTATTAGGTGCTACTTCGGATGGTAACAAGGTATCGATTGTAACGACTTACCGAACAATTGAAGTAGATGGTGTATTTACGCCTGCTAAAGGTCAAAAAATCATTGACAAAGCAGAAGCTACGCTAGAAGTTAACGTTAAAGAAATTACTGCTGAGAATATCCGTTTAGCGTTAAATGGTAAGAAAGAAACTGGAAATGGAACTGATAATCCAGCAGGATGGGATATCGTTCAATTGAAAGACAGACTTGAAGATGGCGATTATATCGATAACATCGCTCTAGTAGGGGTTATGTCTGGAAGCAAAAAACCAATCATTGTTGTTTTATACAACGCACTTTGCACAAGCGGATTAGAATTTGACACTAAAGATAATTCTGAAGCTGTAATCACAATGAAATTTGAAGCTCACGCTAACGCTGAAGACGTTGCTAATCGTGTGGCACCAGTTAAAATCTTCTACCCTAACGCATCGGAGGAATAATTTATGGAGTTAAGAGAATTACGTGGAGACGATATGTTTTCAATGCTTTCTATCATTGGTAAGTTAGATATTAAAGATGATCTTGTAGAATTGTTTGAAAAACAACAAGAAAAAGATGGCAAAATGTTAGGCCATTTATCTAAGAAACCAACAAAAGCAGAAAAAGAAAAGCAAGAAAAAGCACTAGAAAAACGTGGCATGCAAATGATTGCTGGATTAATTCAAACGATTCTTGCAAATATTAATAAAGCCAAATTAGACATTAATACTTTCCTTGCTGATTTAACGAACACATCGATTCAGGAAATTCAGAAATTAAACTTTGTTGACTATACTCAATTATTAGTTGAATTCTTCAAGAAACCAGAGTTGAAGGATTTTTTAACATCTATCTCCTCAATCTTAGGCTCGGGCAACACGCTTTAAAAGATAAATTATTCAAACGCTACTCAAATCCAACTGCTCTTTTAGCTACTTACAGCATGAAAGAGACGTTGGATTTTTTAGCGTATCTTTTTGAGGTGGAAGCAGAAGAAAAGTTGTGGGAGTTGTGGTTAGCGAAAGATATTGAACAAGATTTCAACTCTTTCAAACAAGAGCGATTGAGTAAGATTAAACCATCTTCAGTTGACGGCAAAACGATGAGTCAAACTGAAGAAGAAGATGCTATTCGTTTAGCAGAACAAATTATGAGTATGGGGGTGAAGGAAGATGGGTGAGATATTTAGACTGTTTGGGACAATCGGAATCCGCGGAAGTGACGCCGAGAAAGAACTGGACGGTGTAGCAAGAAAAGGGGAACAGACCAGCAATAAGTTGTCTAGTTTCTTTAAGAAAACTGCTACGGTCATAGCAGGAGTGTTTGCTGCAGGGAAACTAATTGATTTTGGAAAGATGTCAATCGAAGCAGCGGCATCCGCTAAGGCCACTCAGGCACAATTCGAACAAGTATTTTCTGGGATTGTCGACACTGCAGAACAAGCTTTAAACGGCGTAGCTAAAGAAGTCGGAGCGGTCCCAACTCGAATTAAACCAGCTTTTAACCAAATTGCATCATTTGCTAAAGTAGCCGGAATGGATACAACTCAAGCGATGGAATTTACCTCTCGTGCTACAAGAGCAGCGGCTGATACAGCAGCTTTTTATGATAAGTCACTAGAAGAAACGACTGAGACCTTAAAGAGTTACTTAAAAGGTAACTTCCAGGTTGCAGATAATTTAGGAATTTTATCTACTGAAACGACTCGTAACGCCAAAGCGACAGAGCTGTTCGGTAAGGAATATTCGAAATTGTCTGGTCTACAACAACAAGAAGTACTCTTGAGAATGTATGAAGATGCCAACAAAGTGTCAGGGGCAATGGGTCAAGCGGCTCGTGAATCAGATGGTTGGGAAAACGTCATGGGTAACTTGAAACAAACGTGGGAAGATTTCAAAGCCACGATTGGTTCAGTTGTTCTAGATAGCCTTGTTGTAGCTATGCAAAACTTAACAGGTTTTGTGGGCGAATTAAAAGACCGATTCTTGCAATTGAAAGACAGTGGCGAGCAGTTTATTAAAGGCGTTGTTGAATCCGACGCGTTCGCTAAAGTCCAGGAAATATTTAGTAAAGTTGTTGAGAATTTGAAACTGGCTTTCGATAACATCGGAGGAGTCGTTAGTAACGTATCCGCAATCGTCGGAAGTTTTGTTGATGATCTATCTAAAATTGTAACGGTAGAGGACATCATTAACACTGTTGGTGGAGCATTCGAAACGTTTAGTGGATTAATAAAAGATGCGACTGGTTGGGTTAAAGATTTAACGGGATATTTCTCAAGTAACCAAACTGCCATGGATTTACTTAAATCTACGGTAGTTGGTATCACAGCCGCATACACTGGTTACAAAGTAGTGATGGGAGTAATCAAAGGTATCGAAGTTGCTCGTAAAACAGTATTAGCAATCACAAACGGATTAATGCTCGCGCAGTTTGTTCGTACTGGTGCGTTAACTGCTGCAGAAGCGGCGAATGCTGCAGCGACAATGGGTGCAAGTGGAGCGTTTGGAATATTTAATGCGGTTCTATCTGCAAATCCAATTGGAATAGTAGTTGTGGCCCTTGCAGCTCTTGTAGCTGGGTTAACTTGGTTCTTCACACAAACAGAAACAGGAAAACAAGTATGGCAAGATTTCATGAGCTTCTTAACAGGTTTGTGGAACGGTATTGCAAGCTGGGCTTCTGAAACGTGGCAGGGCGTCGTTGATGCTATCACATCAGTAGTTACTAGTTTAACTGAGTTCTTTAGTAATCTATGGACATCTATCACGAATATAACAACACAAGCGTGGAATGCGTTCCTTGGAATCATAACACCTTTCATTCAACCGATTATTAATATGGTTAAAGCCAATTTCGAATTGATTAAAAACTATATCGATACCGTTTGGAATGCTATTTCAACTGCAGCAGGCGCAGCATGGGAAATCATAAAGAACGTCATCATCGGACCGGTGTTAGTTCTATTACAACTATTAACAGGTAATTTCGAAGGAGTGGCAAGCACTCTTAGTCAAATTTGGACCAATATTTCTACTGCAGCACAAACGATATGGGAATCATTATGTACGATTGTATCTGCATTTGTAGATACATTGGTTCAATATGTCGTGAATATATTTACTGGATTGTCTGAAACATTCGGAACTATTATGCAAGGCATTATGGACGTTGCAGTTTCTATTTGGAGTGCTATCGTCGATTCTATTAGCGGATTTGTAAGTTCAGCTTACCAAGCCGTTGCAGACGCCGTAAGCAACATGTTCAACATCGCATCTCAAATGTTTAGCAGTATCGTATCTGCGGTTGGAGAGTTCTTTGGCCAAATCCCTGGAACTATTAGTGGCATTTGGAATGATGTTATTAGTTTCTTATCTGGTATTAACCTATACGACATCGGGATGAATATCATCCAAGGGTTAGTAGAAGGTATTGCAGGTATGGCTAGTAGTGTCGTGGATACTGTTAAAAACGTTGTAGGCGGAGCGATTGACTTTGCTAAAGGATTACTTGGAATCCACTCTCCATCGAGAGTATTTAAAGAAATCGGTAAATTTACCGGCGAAGGTTTAGCCATAGGGATTAACAACGAAGCGGATAATGTAGCAGAAGCTAGTAAAAACATGATAGATGCGGTTATTCCGGATTCTATCCCACAAATTCCAGTAGACTATTCAGTAAGCTACGGAACATCTTTATCCAATATGCAAGATGCTGCTTCGAAGAATGCAACAGTCCAACCAATTGGGCACGATTCAAAACTCGATGTGGTTATCGAAGTATTGCTTAAGATTCTAGAGAAGGACAACAATACTTATTTAGATGGCCGTAAATTAACGGATGTAGTGAATGGATATAACAAACTTAATGATAGAAGAATGATGAGAGCGAGAGGTGAATTAACATGATTTACAATGGACAAGATTTATCAAGTCTAATAATTATTAACAAAGTAGAGCGTGCTATGACACCTCTCGTTACAAATGTTGTAAAACACAAAAGATTTATCAAAAGGGAATACGCAGAAAAAACTATTACAGTCAAAGCCACAATCAAGCATGATGTGTTGCAAACGATTGACGTATTGAACCGTGTTTTTTCTGTACCGAATCAAAAATTAATTTTCAAAGACCAACCTTCAAGATACTATGAGGCTGTTTTAACCGGTGAAATCATTCCTACAAGTTCTGTACGAGGCGCTGAATTGCAATTGCAATTCTTAATTCCAAAAGGAGTGGCGTATTCAACCGCAGAGAAGAATGGAACAGTAATCGGTGGAAAGTTGACTGTCGAGAATAACGGAACAGCTCCTACTTATCCTACTTATACGTTTATAGCTAGTTCACCATACAAGATGATTGCATTAGCGCATCCAAATGGGAAAGCTGTACAGTATGGATATGAGAACGGAGAGGATGTTATCAAGACGGGTGATGTCGTTCGCTTTGAATCGGAAAACAACACGCTTCTTATTAATGGGAAAAGAAAATACATTAATCCTGCCAGTCAAGTTTTTGGAATTTTACCAGGAACAACTCAAATAGAGTTTAGTGTGGATGGAAATAAAGCTATCCCGAGCATTAAATGTATTTATAGGGAGTGTTGGTTATGATTACGGTTACGAATAGACAGTATGATATTGTCTGTCAGTTGAGCTTTGACTTGGCTGACGGACTTTTTGCATACAACGATTGGTTTGAACAGGATTTGGACACTGGTATCGGGACTTATCAATTTACGGTTGATAAAATCGGAGATTCTGAGATTGAGAAAATTAACGTAGGATGCTATTTAATCGTAAAAGATGGTAGCAAGAT